GACTGGCGGGTGGACATTGGCGGGGTTGAGGCTCGGATCTTGGAGACGTGCGGCCGGCTCAATGTGGTTGAGGTGGCGTGCGACCCGTATCGCTGGCAGCGGTCGATGGAGGCTTTGGCGGAGGCCGGGGTTCCGATCACTGAGTATCCGTCGAGCAGCCCGGCTCGCATGGTGCCATCAACGGCCAAGTTCTTTGACGCGGTGGTATCAGGCCAGGTGTCGCACGATCATTCTCCCGCTCTTTCCCGCCACCTGGACAACTGCGTCATCAAGACCGACCAGAAGGGGCCGCGGGTCGTGAAGGAGCACCGGGGCTCCCCAAGAAAGATCGATGCCGCGGTTGCGGCCATCATCGCTTTTGACCGGGCTACCCATCGCCGTGAGGCGGAGCCCGAAGCACCTGTCGCCAGTTTCTTCTCAGTCTAGGAGCCGTATGCGCATCGCCCTTGCTTTGCAGATCGCTGGCTGCGCTGCGCTCATTGTCGGGTGCGCCCTTGTGGCGCCTTGGCTCGGTTTCGTTGTCGCTGGGGTCTGCGGCCTGGCTTTCGGTGTCGCGCTTGAGAGAGGCCTCTGATGCTCGGGAACTTGTTCGGCGGTCAGCCGATGGAGGAGCGTAACCTCTCCTACCAGCAGGTCTGGGGCTCAGGCATTGACGTCTCGGGCTTCGCCACCTGGGCCGGCACGGTCGTCAACCAGAAGAACGCCCTCGAGATTGGTGCGGCCTACGCTTGCGTGCGCCTGCTGTCGGACACGATCTCGACTTTGCCGGTGGACACGTTCATTCGCCGTGACGGCAACCGGCTGCCCTACCGGCCGCGGCCGGCCTGGGTGTACGAGCCCGAGGGGCCAGGGTCAAGCCGCATTGAGTATTACAAGCAGATCGTTGTGTCGATGCTGCTGTCGCACGGGGCCGTAGTGCAGATCCTGCGCAACGGCAACGGCGAGATCGTTGCGCTTCAGCCGCTTGACCCGACCCGCGTGGACATCCGCCGGAACCCGGCGACCCGTTTGCGCGAGTTCGTCATTGACGGGGGCCAGGCCGTGCTGCCGGGTGAGGACGTGCTCTACATCCCTGAGATGCGCCGGCCTGGGTCGCTCAAGGGCGTGAGCCGTGTGGACGAGCTGAAGCAGACCCTCGGGCTGGCGAAGGCGCTAGACGAGTTCGCGTCCCGGTACTTCTCCAACGGCGCCAACACTTCGGGCATGATTGAGTTCCCGGGGAACCTGACGCAGGAGCAGGCGAAGGATCTGGTCGACGCTTTCGAGGCTGGGCACAAGGGCTTGAAGAAGGCTCACCGGCCTGGGGTTCTTTCGGGTGGCGCGAAGTTTGTGAAGACGGGCTCGGATGGCGAGCAGGCTCAGATGCTCCAGAGCCGCATGTTCGCGGTTGAGGAAGTCGCTCGCGTGTTCCGAATCCCGCCTCACATGATCGGCCTTACGGCACCAGGCACCCAAAGTTACGCATCTGTCGAGGCCAACGCCATCCAGTTCACCCGCTACTCCTTGACCCCGCTCATCGCCGCCATCGAGGAAGCTCACAACCGCCTCCTCCCCGGCGACGTATTCCTGCGCGTCAACATGGACGGCCTTCTACGAGGCGACTCCGCGACGCAGGCTCAGGTCTTTTCCACGGCGCTCCAGGCGGGCTACATGAGCGTCAACGAGGCCCGCGGTCTAATGGATCTTCGCCCCGTTGACGGCGGCGACAATCCGCGCGTCCCGCTCGCCAACATCGCCGTCAGCTCTGCCGGCATCGTTGAGGAGCGCGAGCGCGTCGAGATGGCCGCCAAGCTCGTGCAGTCCGGCTACGACCCCGGTGCGGTTCTTGCCGCCCTAGGTTTGCCGGCCATGCCGCACACCGGCTTGGCGTCGAACCAGTTGCAGCCGGCCGAGAACGCCCAGGTCTGAAGTGCCCGAGGTCCCCGGCTACATGTCGTCCGCAGCCCGCAAGGGCTTGGCCTTTCGTGCTGAGGGCTACGGCGGCGACGGTCTAGCGGAGCGCACGATCCGAGAGGCGCGTCAGATCGCTGACGGGCAAATGTCCGACGACAAGGTCATTCGGGCGAATGCTTGGGGGGCGCGGCACGCGGTCGACCTTGAGGCGCCGCAGAACAGCGACGGCAACCATCCCGACTATCCCGGCGCGGGCGCCGTGGCTCATTACCTGTGGGGCATTGACCCGACAGACCCTGGACCGGCGAGGCGCTGGCTTGAGCGCGAGGCCGAGCGTATCCGCGAGGAAGAAGGACGAAGCATGACAGGCATGGAGACCCGAACTTTCACGGTCGACGACCTTGAGGTCCGCGAAGCCCCCGAAGGTATGAGCTTCGAGGGATACGCGGCAGTCTTCAACTCCCCCAGCGAGCCCCTGCCGTTCACCGAGACCATCGCCCCTGGGGCTTTCGCCCGGTCGCTCAAGTCCCGCAACAACGTCTTCCTCCTCGTCAATCACGACCCGGCCCGCCCCTTGGCGTCAACCCGGTCTAAGACGATGACGCTGGAGGAGGACGGCCGCGGCCTGCTCGTGAAGGCGACCCTGCCGGACACGAGCGACGGCCGGGACCTTGCGGTTCTACTCGGCGGCGGCGGCAATCCGCGCGTGATCGACTCCATGAGCTTCGGCTTCTCAGTTCCTCGCGGCGGCGACAAGTGGAACGAGGACGGCAGCCAGCGCACCCTCCAGCAGGTGCGGTTGCATGAGACTTCCATCGTGACGTTCCCGGCCTACCAGGCCACGACCGCTGCGGTGCGCAGCCTGGACATGCTGGCCGAGGCCACGGGCGAAGACGCTGACGCGTTGAATGGCGCGCTAGAGGCGCTGGAGCGTGGCGCAACCCTGACGATGGACCAGGCCGGGCTGTTGTCGGCGGTGGTGGCGAAGTTGTCGCCGATGCCGGAGCCCGCAGTTGAGCCGGTGGCGCACGACGCCAGCCAGATCAACCTTCTCAAGACCAAGCTCGACCTGGCCTTCAAGGCCTAAGACTTCCTGGCCGCGCGAGCCGCGGTCAGGTCCCCGCTCTGAGGAGCCTCGGCGGGATTCGCAAGAAACACCTGCGCAATCCAACAAAACCGAGACCCCAGAAAGGGGTGAACTAAGTTGTCCGAGTACCTGAAGAAGCTCGTCGAGGATCGCCAGTCGGCGTACCACGCAGCAAAGGCAAAGATGGACGAGGCCGCCGCTGAGAGCCGCGACCTGTCCGCTGAGGAGCGGGAGTTCGTCGACCGCACGTTCGCGGAGCTTGACGAGAAGCGCACCATGATCGACACCCTCATCACCGCTGAGAAGCGTGAGGCTGAGATCGCTGAGGCGATGCGTGGCGTCGAGAACATTGCCCGCCCCGTCGAGGCCCGCACCGCGCCGGCCGAGTCGGACGCCGACATCCTTCGCCAGCTGCTCGCTGGTGAGCGTCGCGCCTACTCCTTCCAGTTCGAGAAGCGCGACATTGCTAAGTCAACGAGCAACGCCCCGGTGCCGACGTCCTTCTCGGATGTTGTCATCGACCAGGCGCGTCTCGTCGGCCCGATGCTTGACCCGAGCGTCGTGACCGTTCTCAACACGGGCTCCGGCGAGGACCTGGTTCTCCCGTCGCTGTCGTCCTGGTCAACGGCTGCACTTGAGGCTGAGGCTGCGACCATCGACGAGTCGGACCCGGCGTTCGGCAAGACGACACTCAAGGCCTACAAGTACGCGTTCATTGTCCAGGTTTCGCAGGAGTTTCTTGCGGACTCGAACATCGACGTCATTGGCTTCCTGGGCCAGATGGCTGGCAACGAGATCGGCTACCGCGTGAACGACAAGCTCACGCTGGGCACCGGGACCGTTGAGCCCCGCGGCATCGTGTCGGCGGCATCTGCTGGTGTGACTGGCGGGACTGCAACGTCGACGCGCGGCACCGGCTTCCCCAACGGCGACGACGTTATCGATCTCGTGTACAGCCTGGATGGGGCCGCCCGTCGTTTGCCCGGGTTCGGCGTGATGGGTAACGGCAAGGCCATCGGCGCGCTCCGCAAGATCAAGAGCACGGACGGCGCCTACCTGTACGTTCCGACCCTTCAGCCGGGACAGCCCGACAGCATCCTGGGGTACTCGGTCATCGAGAACCCGGCCATGGCCGATCCGGCCTCGGGCGCCATTTCTCTGGTTGCCGGGCACATGCCTTCCTATTTTGTTAGGACCGTGGGCGGCATTGACGTGGCGCGCAGCGACGACTTCGCCTTCAACACGGGCCAGGTCACGCTTCGCTTCCAGATCCGCGTCGACGGCAACCTGCCGCAGACGTCGCACGTCAAGAAGTTCACTGGCGGCACCGCCTAGTCACTAGGCACCTAGACGTGGATGGCCCCGCCTTTGCGCAGGGGGGCGGGGCCATCCACACCCCCTGCGCACACCTAGGAGAAACGGTGGCCCATGCCACGAAAGCAAGCACCCGTAATCGTTCACGCAGCGGGAATCCCGCTAGACGTGCCGCCGCCCGAGAGGGAGCAGCTGCTCCGACTGGGACTGCTGCACGAAGAATCATCTGGGCCAGCAACGCCCCCTGGACGCCCACGGGCTACGGCGAGCAAACCCAGCAAGTCACCCGGCGCCTCAAGAAAGCCGGCCACGAAGTAGCCATCGCCGCAAACTACGGGCTTGAGGGCTCCACGATGGAGTGGGAAGGCCTACCCGTTTACCCTCGCGGCCTCGATGTCTACTCCAACGACGTCATCCCCGCCTATGCGATGGACTTCGGTCGCCCGACCGGGCAGCAGGCCGTCGTCATCACTCTCTTCGACTGCTGGGTTTTCAAGGGTGCTGGCTGGGATCACATTGAGCGGGTCGCCTCTTGGGTGCCTATCGACCACTTTCCCGCGCCGGCTCCGGTCATTGAGTGGCTGGCACGCCCCAACGTGACGCCAATTGCGATGTCGCAATTCGGGCTGGACGCCATTGAGCGCCACGACATCGAGGCGCTTTACATCCCGCACGCCATTGACACGAACGTCTTCAAGCCGACGGACCTGATCCAGGGCAGTGACGGACAGGTGCCTGCCCGTCAGTGGATGGGCATACCCGAGGATGCATACGTCGTCGGCATGGTCAGCGCCAATAAGGGATCGACCGACCGCAAGTCCTTCGCCGAGGCGTTCCTGGCCGCCGGAATGTTTATGCAGAAGCACAGCGATGCCTGGCTCTACCTGCACACCGAGCCAAGCCCGGCGATGTCGGGCCTGGATTTGCGGGCGCTGCTGGCTGCCACGGGCGTGCCGACGGATCGGGTGGCCTTCGCTGATTCGTACTCCTATCGCATGGGCATCCCGAAGGAAGCCCTTGCGGCCATTTACACGGCTATTGATGTGCTGTTGCAGCCATCGCGCGGCGAAGGATTCGGTATCCCTTCAGCAGAGGCTCAAGCCACGGGAACGCCGGTCGTCGTCAGTAACGCGACCGCTCAGCCTGAGCTCGTCGGTGACGGCTGGCTCTGCGACGTGCAGCCCGCCTGGGACGTCGCCCAAGGCTGCTGGTTCTTCACACCGCTAGTGCCGTCCATCGTCGACAACCTTGAGGCGGCCTACGCGCGAGGCCGGGGCCGTTCCCAGCAGGCCATCGACTTCGCCGCCAACTATGACGCCGACGTCGTGTTCGACAAATACTGGCGGCCGGCGCTCGACATCCTCCTGGCGCCATGAGGGTCGCCTGGGTCACGCACCACATTCCCCGGGTTGAGGAAAGGCACGAGGCATTACTGCCCGGTAAGTATGCGGGCGGCGCCGAGCGGAATACCGACTACATGGTCACCGCGGCGCCCGCGGGTGTCGAGGTCACCTACATCGAACCCGAAGCCGCTGAGAGCGCCGCAGACGCATCCTGGGATCGGGTGGTAGTCGGAGGCACCGACAAACTGTCTGAAGCCTCTATGAATTTCCTAGCGGCTCTCAGGCCCATTGTCTGGGTGCAGCACGCGCAGCACCGCACACCCGCCAAGGCCGAGTTATTCCGGCAGGCCTCGCGGTTCTTGACGATGAGCCGGGCGCACATGGGCTGGGAAGCCGAATGGACCGGCCGGGCCGACGCCTACATTCACTCCCCCGTCCCGCCAGATTGCGTCGCCCCTGCCGATAAGGAGCCCTTCGCCTTATTCGCTGGCAGGAGGCACCCGGCCAAGGGGAAACTCAACGCTCGCATTTGGGCGCAGCGCCAGGGCGTCGAGCTCGTGGAGCTGGAGAACGCCCCGCACGAGGTCGTGCTTGACCACATGGCCCGAGCCCAATACTTCGTCCACCTCCCCAAGGAGAGGGACGCCTGTCCCCTCGTCGTCATCGAGGCCACCCTCGCTGGCTGCGAAATCGTCACCAACTCCCTCGTCGGGCGGCTAGAGCCCGGCGACCCTGCGGCAGTCCTCGCCCAGCAGCCCAAGCGGTTCTGGCGAATTGTGGAGGAAACAGCATGAAGATCGTCGTCACCGGCTCCGCCGGCACCCTAGGCGCCCCCCTGGTCGCCGAGCTGCGCGAACGCGGCCACGACGTCTGGGGCATTGAACTCCAGCACACCGGCCAGCCGCAGACCATCCGCGCCGACATCGCCGACTACCGGCAGCTGCGCGCCGCCTTCGACCGCATCGGGGACTTCGACCTCGTCTACCACCTGGCCGCAGAGTTCGGGCGCATCAACGGCGAGGAGCACTACGAGCAGGTCTGGCGCACCAACGCCATCGGCACCCGCAACGTCCTAGAGCTCCAGCGTGACCGCGGCTTCCGCCACGTCTTCGCCTCCTCCTCCGAGGTTTATGGCGAGGCCGACGCCGAAGCCATTGATGAGCGGTACCTGCTTGATAACCCGCAGCCCAGGCTGACTAACGACTACGCCATCAGTAAGCGGGTCAATGAGGAGCAGATCCGCAACTTCGCCGACCGCTACGGCAATA